ATACGACGACAACGCAACCGAAACCGCGACCGGCACCGCAACCGGTCACCATTCAACCGCAAACCAGCGAACCAACCGAAGCGCAATGGGATGCCCTCGCGTTCTGCGAGTCGAGTAACCGGCACGATTACCCGCCGGTAAGCGGCGGCTACTCCGGGCTACTGATGTTTCATTACGCAACGTGGAACGGGTACGGCGGACAAGAGTACGCACCGCAAGCGTGGCAAGCTTCACGGGCGCAGCAAATCGAAATAGCGTTACGTTTATGGCGTGTACGCGGCTGGCAACCGTGGCCCGGATGTCGCGCGAAGCTTGGCTTTAACTAACTAGTAAGGGGAACCTATGACAGTCTTTTATAAGGGTCCGGGCGCGACGCTGATACACGGCGACGCTACTCGCCTAACCGAATACGTAGAACCGGAGTCAGTAGACTTAATCGTTACTAGTCCGCCGTATTTCGCGTTGCGCAGTTATCAGGATGGCGGCGAGCATTACGGCGGGCAGATCGGTAGCGAAGATACACCGGAACAGTTTTTAGAAGCGTTGTGGACGGTAACGGAACAATGCGCGCGGGTGCTGAAACCTTCGGGTTCTATGTTTATAAACTTGGGCGACAAATACAGCGGAGCGCAAGCACAAAACACTAAAGCGCGTAGCGGCGACGATTCCGCGAAAACTTGGGCGCAAACAAACCCAAAAAATACGGCTATACGTAGCAAATCGCTTATGGGTTTGCCGTGGCGTTATGCGCTTGGCTGTATTGACGGTAGAGCTGGCGACCCGCTGATTTTGCGGGCCGAAATTATCTGGCACAAGCTGAACGGGTTACCGGAGTCCGTTACCGACCGGGTTCGACGTAACCATGAACAATGGTTCCATTTTACACGCGAAGGTTTTTACTTTTCCGGCGTAGACGAAATACGCGAAAAACCAACTACCACGGGCGGAGTCTCTACAGAAGAAAGAAAAAAAGACGGGTGGGGACCGAATAAAGGAACCGCTACCGGCTCTCAACCTATGGTTACTTTTGCAGCAAACCCGCTAGGGAAGCTGCCCGGTTCGGTATGGTCGATGGCGTTAGAACCGCTGCGCGTTCCCGACTGGTTAGGCGTGGATCATTTCGCAGCGTTTCCTACGGAATGGCCGCGCAAACTTATTAGCGGCTGGTCTCCGTCCGGCTTCTGTATCGAATGCAACGAAGCAAGACGCGCAATAATCGAAAAGCACACTACCGGCCACGATAACAACAAAGGCAAAGAAACAGACCCGGAAAGGAATGTACGCGGCTCTGCGACTACCGACCTACGCGAGCTAATGAAAATTAAAGCCGCTAACCCGGATCGTATAACCGGTTACGAGTGCGCTTGCGATGATACGAAAGCACCTACCCGACCCGCGGTAGTTCTCGACCCGTTCGGCGGCACCGGCACCGTAGCAATGGTCGCGCGTGCGCTCGGACGCGAAGCCTTGCACGTAGACCTATCTACCGACTATCTAAAGCTTGCGAAATGGCGCGTATTCGAGTCCGGGCAATGGGCGAAAGCGATACGCAGAACGAACGAAGATAACCAGCAAACGTTAGACCTATAACGAAGGGGAACCTATGCACTACACCGGCTTTAGTGTCGCGAAAATCGCGGCGCGTCTTATGAGACTCAGCGAAGAAACTACCGACATATTCGACGGCGTATATCTACTAGAGGCAGCTCGCCTACTGGTAGAACAGTACGACGCACTAGCCGAAGGGGTTAACTATGGAAAGTGAAGTTTGGGCGTTATCGCCTATCTCGGATTGCTTTATAGACGCACCGTGTACGCAAAACACCGGGGCTATATGGTGGTGCGGCGGTTGTATGGGTAACGGTCGGCGGGTAGTTACGTCTCACGTTATCGAAGTAATGGTTCTTATTGGTCACGACGGCCGACCTATGGCATACGAAACTAAAGAGGATGGGGAACAATGAACAGAGCAGCACGACGGGCGTACCAGCGCGAAAACTTAAGTCGATCCGAAAGGCTAGAACTGCGCCAGCTTTCACCGGCGCGGCTACTCACGCAAAATAAATACCTTCTTCGGAAAATGGCAAGCCAAATACGCGAAGAAATTAAACGTAGGACTAGCGAACAATGACGCGCGACGAACTAACCCGGCTACGTAACGTATCCATAGCACCTAACGCAATCGACCCGATATGGCTCCGACAAGCGGTACGCGAAATAGACGAACTACGCGCAGCGCTAGACGGCGTATGTCGACTCTATGAGCAATCACAAAAAACAGTAGAGGCACGCGGCGCAGAGCTTTCACGTATGCGCGCCGAAGCTAGAGAGCGTGCCTAATGTGGGCGAAAGTAGACGACGGGTTTTGGTGCCATCCGAAAGTAATCGGGCTACCCCTAGCCGCATCGGGTTTATGGGTGCGCGCGCTCTCGTGGTCGTGCGCTCAGCGTCTCGACCTAGTACCGGAATCGTTCGTACGCATGGTCGGCGGCACGACCGAAGACGCTACCGCGTTAGTGGACGCCGGGTTATGGATCATTGACGGCGACGGCTATCGAATCCATAACTGGACGGAATACCAAACGCTCACGGTATCGGAACGCAGAGCCGAAGCCGGGCGTAAAGGCGGCATAGTTTCCGGTCAGAAACGAAGCAAAGCCGAAGCAAAGCCGAAGCAAACCGCAAGCAAAAACGTTTTGCTAGCGAAGCAAAGCTACGAAGCAGGTACCCATCCCGACCCGACCCGACCCGTAAAACCATCTTCGGAACCGTCAGCAACCGAAACCGTCGCAGCAGCAATCGACGAGGCAGTACGTCAGCGGCAAGCAACTACGACCGGGATACGAAACCCGGAAGCATGGCGACGCACCGTACGCGAACAAATGACCAGCGACGAAGACGCCATAGCGAAAGCAACCCGACTCCTAGAGCAATACCCGACGGCGAACACTTCCCAAATCGCCGCCGCGCTCAACGGCTCTACCGTCGCCCTAAGACTACTTAAGCGGGAAAGCCTACCGAACGAACCCGCAACGCCCTAGAACGCTTAACTAACGAACCCACGCCACTACAGACCACCGGAGACCCTGCACAATGGCAATACCGCGCGACACCCACGAAACCGCGACCACCGCGCTAACGATCCTGCGCCTAATTCAAACCCGCGACGAATACGGCGGCACCGTACTCGACCGCATACGCGACGCCCGCAACGGCCAACCGTCCGCAATCCGCTACGACTCCGACAAAATCACCGCAACCGGAACCAGCGACCCAACCGCCGCCGCCGCGCTCAGACCCGACAACGCCGCACGAGACCAGCACGACCTAGAACAGAACCTAGCTAAAGCCCGGCAACACTTAGACCGCGCCCTAGCCATCGTAAACACCTACACACCGCGACCACCTAACGCCCTCGAACGTCAGCGCATGGCCGACGCTAACGAACCGCATTGCGAGAGCTGCTCACGAATCGAAGTAGCAAACGGAATCCCACGGTGGGAACCGCCACTAACGCAAGAGCGCAGCACGGTAGGCGATCGCCTACCCGAACCGCTATGGCTTTGCCGATGGTGCTATGACCATGTAGCTCAGACTGGTACGAAACCGAATACGGACGAACTAGACCAGCATCACAGCGGCGCGCGCGTCCGTTGCCCGCACCCGCGAACCGAACCGATGTTTCCCGAATGAATCGCCTACCCTCTCGACCCCTATACGACGCCGCCGCATACGTAGCCGGTAAACCCCTACACGCGAAGACCTGCCGTTACTGCGGAGACAACGCAGCGGTAACCAGCGGATGCGTTAAAGCCGAAGAACTAGCCCGCCTACTCGGCGTATCCCGCAAGACAGTAACCCGCTGGACAGAACACGGAATACCGTTACGGTACGCAGACCAGTTAGCTATCCGGCTCGGCTATAACCCGGTCGCCGTATGGGGCTTATGGTGGGATGATCCCGAATATCTTAGGCTTGTGGATAACTAACGATTACGCTACGACGACAATGCAAGAACTAGGTAACGCTTAAACAAATGCGTCGCCCGTGTATCGACTGCGGAACCCCTACCCCTGCCGACCGGTGTAACGCCTGCCGACTGGTACGGAACCGCAGACGAATACGCGCAAGCTCAACAGCACGCGGCTACGACCTACAGCACAAGCAAGCTAGAGCCGACCTACTAACGCAACTACCTACCCTATGCGGGTACGGGTGCGGCACCCTACTGGTCTCGCCTACCGACATGGTTGCAGCTCACGTAATAGACGGAGACCCGTCCGTCGGGTGGTTACCCTCTTGCCGATCATGTAACGAACGTGCGAAGCGCAGACGCGTAAGAGGTTGACCGCTAGACATATGCGGTACGAATCGCTAACGAAATCGCGCGCAAATCCGAACGGACTCGACCGCACCCGCGCAGGTACCCCCCCCGGACCCCCATTTTTTCACAACACGCGAGCGGCCAAGACCCACGCCCTACCCAATTTTGTGCAATGTCATAATTCCCCAACGGGTCGGGCATTACGACCGAAGGGTCTGTTTTGGTCTCGACTATTCAAAAGTAACTTTCGTAAAAGGGGAATCTATGGCACCTAGAGGCAGACCGCCTACGCCGACCGAAGTTAAAAAACGTCGCGGGACCGCTCGCGGCGACCGGGTACCGAATTTGTCTAACCTCGCCGCGGTTCCCGCCATCATGCCGGAACCAGTAGAACTAGACCCGGTGAGCGCGTTGGATTACGTCCTAACTGCCGGGCAAATTTGGCTAGCTCAAACTGACACGCTGGCGCTAGCAATGCTCCGCGAGGCAATCGAAGAACGCGCAAGCCTGCGCACCGTTGTTATGGCTACGCAATCGGCCGAAGCTCGTAAGGCTTTACGCGATCTAGAGAAGCAAATACTTTCGCAAATGTCCGCGCTCGGTTTCGATCCTTCGGGCCGGTCGCGTCTCGGACTAGCCGAAGTGAAATCGGCTACGAAGCTAGAACAGTTGCGGCGCGCGCGTGGCGAAGGTTAGCGGCTGGCCGTCGCGATGGCTTTCGTTTAACGCAACCGCTAAAACGAAGACGCGCGGTAGTGAGGCTTCCGAATTTATTAACAGTTACGCCCGTGTAGTTAAGGCTTCGGTCGGCGGTGCGGCTGGCGATCTTATTCAGCTCCGACCGTGGCAGCTAAAACTATTAGACAGTTTGCTAGCGGAGACTCCCGACGGAAAACTTAAGCACCGGTCCGCGCTAATCGGCTTGCCACGTAAGCAAGGAAAAAGCGCGTTAGGTGCCGGGCTTGCTTTATGGTCGCTATATTGCGGCGACGCAGGCGGCGAAGTTTATTCTTGCGCTGGTACCCGTGAGCAGGCTCGTATCGTTTTCGGTTCGGCTCGCCGCATGGTTGAGCTAGACGCCGAACTTTCTTCTATTTCTAAAGTTTACCGCGACGCTATCGAGGTTCCCGAAACCGGTTCGGTCTATCGGGTACTAAGCCGAGAAGCTGGCGCTTCCGAAGGTCTCTCGCCGACGATGGTTGTTTTTGATGAGGTACACGTCCAACCGGACCGCGAACTATGGGATGTTATGGCGCTCGGCGCTGGCGCTCGGCATGAGCCGCTAATGCTTGGTATCACTACTGCCGGTTCCCGTACCGATAACCTCGGCCGCGATTCTTTCTGCTATTCGCTTTACCAGCATGGCAAACAAGTTGCCGCTAAAGAGATAGACGACCCTACGTTTTTCTTTTCATGGTGGGAACCTAAAGCCGGTTCAGACTCCGACCATACCGACCCGAAAGTTTGGGCCGAAGCTAACCCCGGTATCGGTGACCTAAACAGTTACGAAGATTTCCGGTCTACGCTTGTGCGTACCCCTGAATCCGAATTTCGTACGAAACGAACGAACGTATGGGTAGTCGGTTCTTCTGCTGCGCTGCCGCATGGCGCATGGGGAAAGCTCGCCGACCCGGACCGTATCGCCGACCCGGCTATACCCGTTGTGCTTATGGCCGACGGATCATGGTCGGGAGATAGCACCGGCGTAGTAGTTATCACGGTCGAGGAACGGCCGCATATGTACGTTCTCGATTTATGGGAAAAGCCCGGCGACACTAACGAATGGCGCGTACCGATTAGCGAAGTAGAAACCGCTATTCGTAACGCAGCTCGTTCTATGCAGGTTGCCGAAATTGGGATGGACCCGTACCGCTGGCAGCGTTCTATGCAGGCTCTCGAGGATGAGGGTCTACCTATGCTTGAGTACCCTATGGGGTCTGTTCAGCGAATGGTTACCGCGTGGAAACTTTTTTACGATGCGGTCCTAGATAAAACGTTTACCCATAGTGGCGACCCGCGGCTAGCACGTCACGTAGAAAATATGGTTCTAAAGATTGACGCCCGCGGCGCGCGCCCTACAAAAGAAAACAAACAAAGCACCCGCCATATTGATTTAGGCGTTTGCGCTGTCGCAGGATTAGAGCGCGCCGTATGGCACGCTACGCACGTTCCGACACCGGCTACGGTGCCGCAAATTATCGACCCGTGGAGCTTTACCGATGCGTAACGCCTTAACTACTTTCGCTGAAATTATCGGGGCCGCGGCGATCGTTTGCGGTATCGCTATGGTTTCGGTTCCGTTTGCTTTCATTAGTGGCGGCGTTTTGGTTATTGCCGGTTCTTACTTGGCGGCTACGCGATGAGCATTTTTAGCCGTCGCGCTATGCCGGCACCGTTACGGAATACCGGTTTCTTAGTTGGTAATAATTGGTCGGGCGAGAACGTTACAGAAGAAACCGCGCTAGAGGTTGCGGCGGTTTTGTCGTGCGTTTCTCTACTGGCCGATTCGGTAGCGGCGTTGCCGTTGCGTGCGGTCAGTCAGACCGGCGAACGCAATACACGTATTGAGACCCCTAACTTTTTGATCGACCCGGCCGAAACGGTTACGCAATACGAACTTATCCATATGGTCGTTTCGTCGCTGGCGTTACATGGCAACGCGTATCTATGGCTTGACTATGCGGGCGGTACCGCCGGGCTTCCTTCTCAGGTCGTGCCGCTACATCCCGATAACGTAAACGTCACTATCGTAGGAAATTCGCGTACGTACACGGTCGCCGGTTCCGACATTGACGCTAACCAGATTCTTCACCTGCGATGGTTTACACCGCCGCAAGCCGCGAAGGGTATTAGCCCATTACATCAGCAACGAAATACGATCGGCTCTGCGCTTGCCGTGGAACGTCACGTATCGCAATGGTACGGCGAAGGCGGTACGCCGTCTTCGGTTCTAGAGGTAGACGGAGATATAACCGTAGAGGCCGCGAAGGTTTTGCAAGCTACATGGGAGACGCAGCACCGCCGCCGCCGCCGTCCCGCCGTTCTTTCCGGTGGCGTTAAGTGGAAACCTATTAGCGCGTCTGCTGCCGATATGGAATTAAACGCGTCGCGAGAATATGCAGTCGCCGAAATCGCGCGCATCTTCCGTATCCCGGCGCATATGATCGGCGCAAAATCCGCTAGTCAGACGTACACAAATAACGAGCAAGCCGGTCTAAACTTTCTTACGTTTACTCTTCTGCCGTGGTTGCGCAGAATCGAAGCGGCGTTTTCTAACCTTATGCCCGCAGGGCAGCGCGTCGAATTTGATACTTCCGCATTTCTTCGCGCCGATACGATTAACCGATACCGCGCTCATCAGCTCGGTATCGCTTCCGGGTTTATTACGCCGAACGAAGCGCGCCACGTCGAAGGTATGGAACCTTACCCGAACGGCGATAATTTCGTAATGGCATTGCCGGGGGCGCCTATGGCCGGGCCCGGTGGGAATCCCGATCTACCGCCGGTCGGCGTAGACGCAGACCCGCCCGAATAATGCCCGACGCGTTTCCGCCTAACGACGGAATGGTTACCGAAGCTGCACGCGGTTTAGCGTGGCGCAGCGAATACGGTCGAGGCGGTACCGCTATCGGTATCGCTAGAGCGCGCGACATTGTTAACCGCAAAGATTTACCCGTAGCTACATGGCGACGGATTAAAGCCTATTTCGATAGGCACGAAGTAGATAAACGCGCAGAAGGTTTCAGCCCCGGCGAAGACGGTTACCCGTCTAACGGCCGTATCGCGTGGGCGTTGTGGGGCGGCGACGCAGGCTATACGCGTGCGCAGTCAATCGTAGAAACCGCTAACGAAACGAAAGCGTCAGCTATGGAACAGCAAAACGAAACCCGCAACGGCGACGGTATGTACCCGCTTACGCCGCGACAGCAGAAACAGTACGAAGATTTAGAAGCGGTTACCGAATTGTTCGGGCAGTTTAATACTGGCATCGGTGAGGCTGGCGCGCATTACGTAGACGCTGCCGCTAACCCGTTCGCTAGTGAAGGTTTAGTTTGTTCGAACTGTTCTTTTTATGAGGGTCCGCGCGCGTGCGAAATCGTTGCGGGCGATATTGACCCTTCTGCTATTTGTAAGTTTTGGATTATCCCGGAAAGTTTAACGTCAGGCGTTACGCCGGTAGACGTAGAGACGGTGGAAGATATGACCGAAGAACCAGTTACGGAACCGGAACCGGTCCGCTATGCCGCCTATCCGGTAGAGGCTCGCCGTATCGCCGGGCGTGACGTAGAGTTTCGCACCGTCGAGGTAGGGACCTTACAAGCTGGCGACGAAGACGCCGAAGGTTTCGCGCGTTCGTTTACTGGTTACGCTGCCGTCTTTAATTCACCTAGCGAACCGTTGCCGTTTATCGAGACGATCGCACCGGGCGCGTTTAAGCGTTCGCTGAATTCCGGTAAGGAAATTCGCGCATACGTAAACCATAACTCCGATATGCCACTAGCGACGACGAAAAATAATTCGCTACAGCTCGCAGAGGATGAGCGCGGGCTACGCGTTAATATGACGCTTCCCGATACGACCGCTGGTCGTGACCTTTCGGTACTTCTCCGCGAAGGCGTAGTTCACTCTATGAGTTTTGGTTTTGCAGTACCGCGCGGCGGTGACGCGTGGAGCGACGACGGACAAAGCCGCGAGCTTCGCGAGGTCGTGCTATATGAGATTTCCGTAGTTTCGGGTCAGCCTGCCTACGCAGCGACGACCGGAGCAACCGTACGCACCGCCGACGACGCTACAGACATTCCCGAACCGGGCCGGTCTGTAGATATCGCCCGACGGTATTTAGAACTAGCGCGAAAGCGTAAGTAACCAGCGACCCGAATAACGCGCCCGGACGCTATGCGAACCACCGCGATTTATTCACTTGCTACCCCTACAAACAAACAACTAAGGAAGGACTCGAACTATGTCCGAGTTTATTAAGAACCTTAGCGAACAGCGCGCCCGCGCATGGGAGCAGGCAAAGGGTCTACTCGACCACGCCGCTACCGAAGCCCGCGACCTGTCCGCCGAGGAATCAGAGCAATTCGACCGCATTAACGCAGAGCTTGATACCGCCGACGCGCGTATTAAGTCAGTTATCGACGCCGAACAGCGTAACCGTGATATCGAAGAAAGCCGCGCCCGTCTTGGCGTTCCGGCCGACCTCGGCGCAACCGCTACCGCTTCGGTTGAGAACAGCGACGAAGATACTATTCGTTCACTCGTTAACGGCGAACTTCGTAGCGCACGTTTTGAGAAGCGCGCTATTACTAAGTCGTCTTCGGGTGGTGCGGTTCCTACTTCGGTTTACGATCGCATCGTCGAACACCTCGTTATGGGCAACGTTGTTCGTAACGTCGCGACTGTCGTTACCACTAATTCAGGCGAGACGCTGAACGTTCCTACGTCTACCGCGTTTTCGACTGCTACCATCGTTGGCGAAGCCGCGCAGACTTCACCGTCTGACCCGACACTTGCTACCCGCGCACTTGGGGCGTTTAAGTATTCGGTTCTCGTACAGCTCTCGAACGAGCTTTCGACTGATGGGGCCGTGGACGTCGCGGGCTTCCTCGCCCGTCAGGCTGGTACTGCGCTTGCGGTTGCTACTCGCGGTCATATGACCACGGGCGCTACCGGCGGTTCTAACCCGGTTGGTATTGTCACTAGCTCGACTGCTGGTAAGACCGGTTCCGTCGCGGTTAGCGGTGCGTTCAGCGGCGACGATCTAATCGATCTTCGTTATTCCGTGGGCGCTGCCTACACGTCACAGCCCGGAATTGGCTGGATGATGAATAACACCGCTATGGCCGCAGCTCGTAAGCTTAAGGGATCGACAAACGACCACTACCTTTTTGCTCCCGGCATGAACGGCGACCCCGATAGCCTTCTCGGCTTCCCGGTTTACCTTAACGATTCAATGGCTAACCCGGCAGTCGCCGCTAAGTCTGTTTTGTTCGGTCACTTCCCGAGCTACTACATCCGCGAAGTTAACGGTATCGACGTTGCAGTTTCGGACGACTTTGCCTTTGACTACTCGGTCCGTACGTTCCGTGTGCAGCTCCGTACCGATGGTCTACTCATTGACCAGACCGGCGCGGTTAAGCATTTCGTCGGCGGCGCAGCAAGCTAATAAAGCTTCGCCGTTTGGTTTGGTTTACGCCGGTTCGGTATCCCCTTCCCGGACCGGCGTAAACCGCCACCACCTATAAAGGAAACTTTCTCTTATGCGTATTCGTATGCTCGCTGACATTTCGGGAACCATTGACGGCCAAGACTGGCCGGGCAAAGGTAACGAATTCGACGTACCCGAAAACGTCGCGACCGATCTATTCGCAAACGGTTTCGCGGAACCAGTAACCCGCAAGACGGCAAAGGTTGAGACGACCACCATTGACACGGTTACCGAAACCGCCGCCGAACCGAAGCCGCGCGCACGTCGCGCCGCTAAGGAATAAACGCCGTGGCGTATCTCACTCCCGCGCAGGTTCGTTCACGTATCCCGGCGTTATCTAATCAGACGACGTACACGGATACGGAACTAACTAACCTAGTTGCAGAGTTCGAAGATATCGCCGAACGGTATCTACAAACCGCTTTCCAAACGCGGACCGCGACCGCTGAACAAACGGTACGCCCGAATAAATGGGTTCAGCTCGCGAACCGTCCGGTAGTTAGCGTCTCAGCGTTCACCGTGGACGGTGTAGCCGGACTACTAACGGACCTAACTACGGAGAAGGCTACGGGCTTAATTTACGGTCCTGCATGGTATGGGGCGGACGTACTGACCGTGACCTATACCTACGGTATCGCGACACCGCCGGAACCGTTGCTACGTGCTTGCGCGGAATACTGCCGGTCCGTTGCTTTCGCTGATCGTTCGGGACAGTCCCGCGACGTTATCGCTCAGAGCTTTGACGGTTCTATGACCCGCTACTCTACGCCGGACTGGAATAGAGGCCGACCTACTGGTTATCTCGAGGTTGACCGACTGCTAAACAGTTTCCGCGAATACATTGCACCGGGTCTAGCGTGACCGCTACTACGTCTATTCGCTGGCAAGCCGCCGAACGCGTAGTTTCTTTACTACGCGCAGAGCCGCTACTAGCAAACGTGAGCGTAGAACCGGGATGGCCCGGCGACCGGGTACCGCAAGCCGAACTTATATGGCTAGACGAAATCGACGGCACCGTAAATATTCCGGTAATGACCGGCGGCCGTAAACAACGCGACGACATTTTTAACCTACCGTTTCAAATACGCGTAATCGGCTACGGAACACTTACCGAAACTATGCACCGGTTAACGCAAATCGTCGCCACGATTGAAGACACGCTAGCCGATGACACGTCTCTAGCTGACCTCGACGGCGTTCTTTCCGCAGAAGTAACCGAAGAACGGCAAACGTCCGCAATGTTTCCCGAAGGCCCTACCGGTTTCGCGGAAGTTGTCGTAACAGTTTCTACCCGCCTTTTATAAAGGAACGTAAACAATGCAGGTAACGAACACTACAGGCGGCGACCTATATCTAGCCGCGTTACAAATTGTCGTAGCGGATGGCGAAACCGTCACCGTGGACGAAACCTACGCCGAACTTTTGACGGCGCAAGGCTGGACAAACAAACCGTTAAAAACGTCGGCTAAAGCCGTAGACAAGGCCGAACCGGTCGAGACGAAGGAAGTTAAATAATGGGTTATACAGGTATCGACGCGCAGATTGGTTACGCGACTGAGGTCACCGTAGGTACACCGGCAACGGTTACCGCGTTCCTTCCGCTGGTTTCCGAAAGCCTTATGCAAGAGCGCGCGCGCTTAGAGTCGGCGGGCATCATTGCCGGTCGTCGCGTGCTCGCTTCTCAGCAATGGAACGGTGGCGACATTACCGTTTCGGGTTCTGTTCAGCATGAGCTCTATAACCGTGGTCTAGGGAAACTGTTTACCGCTATGTTCGGTTCGGTTGCTACTACTGGCGCGGGACCGTATACGCATACGTTTACACCGGGCGACCTTACCGGCGACGCGCTTACTATTCAGGTAGGCCGACCGGCAACCGACGGAACTACGTACCCGTTTACTTATGCAGGTATGAAAGTTGCGTCGTGGGAAATCGCTTGCTCTGCCGGTGAAATCGCTACCCTCGGTATGGATGTAGTCGGTAGCCGTGAAATCGACTATCGCCTAGTTACTGACGGCGTTACTACTTCCGGGTCCGCTTCGATTACGTCGGCTAGCGCAGCGTTTAACGCTTCCGATATTGGTAACCCTATTTCCGGTACCGGCATCCCGGCCGCTACTACGATTCTTTCGGTTCAGTCGGCGACGGCCGCGACGCTTTCCGCGAACGCTACCGCTTCCGGTACTAGCATTTCGTTTACTCTCGGAATCGCTTTAGCTGCCGCTTCGTACCCGACTGGTATTAAGCCGCTTAAGTTTAATCATGCCGCCGTTTCTATCGGTGGCGCTTCGGTTAACGCTAAGAGCCTCACCATTTCCGGCAATAACGGACTAGACGACGCGCGCCGCTTTCTCGGTAACCAGCGTATTTCGGAACCGTTGGAAGCTAACCTTCGGGAATACTCCGGTACGATCGAAGTAGAGTTTACGGACCTTACGCAGTACCGCCGTTTCGTTACGGGTTCGGAAGCTGCGCTAGTCGCTTCGTTCACTTCCGGTACGGACTCGGTAACCATCACTACAAATATTCGCGTAGACGGTTCTACACCGATGGTAGCCGGGCGCGAAATTCTTGTTCAGTCGCTACCGTTTAAGTGTGTCGCATCGTCTACCGATGCTTCCGCTATTACTGTCGCTCTCGTCAACAGCGACGCTACGCCGTAACCGATGGCGTATAAGCCCGGCAAATCTTCCGGCGCGGCTATCGCGTCTGAGTTCGGCGGGCGTTACGCCGTTAACGTTATTGGTTTACGCGAGTTCCGCAAGGCGCTTAAAGCTGTCGGGCCGGAATGGTCGAAAGAGTTAAGCCGCGCAAACCGTGAGATAGCGAAGATAGGCGAACGCGTTAGCCAAACCGAAGCCCGCGGTATGGGCGGCGTTCAGGCGAGAGCCGCGAACGCTATTAAAGGTTCGGCTAGCGCACGCGAGGCACGCGTTCAAATTAAACCGTCGTCGGGTAAACGAAACCCTACGGCTATGGCGAACGTTGCTTTTTGGGGAGCTAAGAAACGTACCGGCTGGTATCGAACGAAACCGCCGGGTAAGCCTCAGCACCCGGAATGGGTCGGTAACCGTTGGGAAGTAGCCGACCTAAATAGCGGACCGTATGCGATTAACGCTGCGCTTGCCCGTCACCTAGACGACATCGTAGCGGCGCATCGTGCAGCACTAGACAGGCTCGCCGCTCGAGCATTTACCGACTAACCGAATATCCGAACTTTGCAGGAGAGTTCTAACTATGGCAAACGCACCACGGCCCGGCACCGGGCGACGCAAGCAAGCAACCGAACAAGCGCAACGCGTTCTACGTATCACCGTCTCAGGCGAAACGTATACGTTCTGCCCGGATAATATTCCGTTTAACGAACAAATCGCGGTACGTAAGGCTTGCGGCGGTTTACCGTTCTCGGCTTTTTGGGGCGGCGAAAATACCGTAGGCGTGGACTCGCTACAAATTATGTTTTGGCTAGCGCGTCGCGCATCCGGTGAACCGAACCTTGCGCTTAGTGCGGTACTGGACGAATGGCCCGACGTACTTAACCCGGCTGATTTTGAAGTAGCGATCGAGGACCCTAACGAAACCGACGATACCCCGGAATAGTACGGGCAAGGCTATTAAAAGTCTTGCCCGCTTTGTCGTATCTATACGGAATTAAACCGTGGGATATTGGGCGACTGTCGCCCGCTGAACTAATCGTTTACCTAGACAATCTCGAAGAAACAAACCGCGCACGTATGAAAGGACGGTAAGCGATGGCATCTACTAAATATCTCTCTATCGTTTTTACCGGTGAGGATCGTGGCGCGACTAAGGCGTTTCGTTCCGTGGACGATGCCGCAGCTACGACCGGGTCTAAACTTTCGCAGCTCGGTTCTAAAATCTCTCCGGCGGTAGCGGCCGCTTCCGCTGCGGTAGTTGCTGGCGTCGGGTTCGCTATGAAATCGGCGTTTGATGCGGCTACCGAATCGGCGCTAGTTGCTCGCGAAACTGAACGCGTTATTCAAACTACCGGCGCTTCCGCGTGGACGACTGCCGACCAAATCGGCGACCTAGCTACGTCGGTCTCTAACCTGACCGGCAAGGACGACGAACTAGTTCAGTCTTCCGCGAATCTGTTACTTACATTCGCGAAGGTCCGTAACGAAATCGGCGAAGGTAACGACATCTTTGACCAAGCCGTAGGGCTTTCGTTAGACCTTTCCGTAGCGTTAGGTACTGACGCGTCGAGCGCTTCTATTCAATTAGGCAAGGCGCTTAACGATCCCGTTAAGGGTATTACCGCTTTGTCTCGCGCTGGCGTTTCGTTTACTGCCGATCAGAAGGAACAGATTAAAACGCTGGTCGCTACCGGCGATGTTCTCGGCGCGCAGAAAGTTATTCTTGGCGAACTTAAGAACCAGTTCGGCGGAGCTGCCGAAGCCGCTAAGACACCTATCGAGGCTTTACAAACGAAGCTAGGTAATTTACAGGAGAGTATCGGTACGGCGCTTATGCCGACTATCGGCGCTATTGCTGATGCGGTGGGCGTTGCGGTGGACGCGTTTAGCGCGTTACCCGATCCGGTTAAGAACGCGGTTCTTATTGTTGGCGGTGTCGGTACTGCTGCGCTCGGCGCTATTCCGCTGGTCGCAAAAATCGCGGACACGTTCGGCGATGTAGTCGGCCCGGCTATGAAAATATTCCGTGGCGTTGTCGATAACGTCGCTATCGGTATCGGTGAGATGGCTACGAAGTTTGGTGCGTCTCAGGATATGGGCGCGAAGCTTGCTAGCGGTTTATCTAGCGCGGTTACTCCCGCGCTTCTCGGCGTTACTGCCGCGGCGACTATTGGTTTTGCTATTTGGACTATGTACCAAAACGCGCAACGCGAAAACGAACAACGCGCTAAAGATTTCACCGAAGCTCTTACCGGAGAAACGTCTGCAATTCAGGCGAACGTAGCTGCCGTGATTACGAAGCAACTAGCCGACAGCGGCGCGGGTGCTGCGATGGCAAAGGCTGGCGGCGACGCAGCAAAATTCACGAACGCAATTATTAACAACGGCGCGGAAATTGAAAAAATTTCAGGATGGGCCGAAGACGCACGTAATTCGTTATCGGGTGCTAATAGTTTTCCCGGTAAAATGAACGAAGCTGCGCAAGGCGGTAGCGTACTTGCTTCGGAACTCAATAAAGTTTGGAATAGCGGAAAGTTAACAAACGACGAATTTACGAAGTTAATTGTCGGACTCGATCAGACTTCCGACGCATACGATAAAGGACAGAAAGAAGCTGCGGTTTATAAAACTGTTCAGGATGGCGTAGCAACCGCGACCGGTCAGGCTACGACGAATACCCTTGCGCAAAGTCAGGCGTTAAAAGATTTAGCCGACGATCTCCGCGCGCAAACCGATCCGTGGTTTGCAGCGTATAAATCTCAGCAAGCGGTAACTGACGCGCAGACGAAACTAAACGAAGCGACCGCTAAATACGGGCCGGAATCTAAGCAAGCAAAAGACGCAGCTCTAGCGAGCGCGGAAGCGGCTATAGGTTTAAAGGGCGACCTAATCGAACTAAAGCAAGCCAACCAAAACGGCGCAGGCGCACCCGAACTAGCCGCGCAATTAGAAGACCTTAAACGTTTCGGGTTCGATCCTACGGCTAAATCGGCGCAAGGTGTCGCTTATGACATTCTGACAGTAGGCGCAGCGGCCGAAAGCGTAGACGGAACAAAAGCGAAGGTTGGCGTCGAGTTAGAAATGTCGCAGGCGTACGCGCGTATTTCTTATCTGAATAGCGTTAAGGACCCGGTTACCGGTTACATATCGCTAGGCGATGTTTTCGCGGCTTCTCAAATGTTCGCTAGAGGCGGCATGGTTGGGGACGGTCCGTTTATCGTCGGCGAACAGGGGCCGGAGCTTGGCTATAAAATCGGGTCGAGTGTTCGCATCTTCTCAAACCCGGACACTAAGCAAATGCTTTCGTCGGGTGGTTCTATGTCAGGCGGTCCCGTAAACGTGTACGTAACTAACGCGCAAGCCTCACCGTACGAAATCGGTAAAGAAGTCCTATGGGCTACGAAGGTGGCGGGCTAATGCCTAGCGACTGGACGTTTACGTATAACGGTTTAACGATCGGCGGCGACGGTTCGCCGTATCAGATTACGCAGCTAACCGGGTTGCATGACTCGCCCGAGGTGCGCACTAGCGACCAAATCCGGGCGCGCGCTCACGGACTATTTGCCGGTACTGATTTACTCGGCGGGCGTTCTCTTATGGCGCAGGTCGAGGTAGTCGCGGCGCACCCGGACGAAACGGTGTGGTCTGATTTTTCGCGTGCGCTCGTTCCCGGTCAGGGCGACGAGCTGCCGTTAGTGTTTCAAATTCCCGGCGTAGCGGGCGGTGTCTCTATTGAGGTTGGGGCGCGGGTGCGGCGTTTATCGTTGCCGGTGGACCGTTCGTATTTCTTCGGGCATGGTTCCGCGGCCGTCGAGTTTTGGGCGACTGACCCGCGTATTTATTCGCAGGCGGCTACTACTCAAACGGTAGCGCAGGCGGTCCCGTCGGGTACTGGTTTAGTGTTCCCTATTACGTTCCCGCTTTCTTTTGGCGGTGCGGTTGCTGGCGGTCAGTTTGTCGCCACTAACGCCGGAGAGTTTGCGGCGCCGTGGACGGCGACTATTGCCGGTCCTATCGTTAACCCGGTCCTCGAGAACGTGACGACCGGGCAGGCTATAGCGTTTACTATTTCAGTAGGCGCAGGGCAAACGCTGGTCGTTTCGTCGCTTGACCGGTCGGTATTGTTAAACGGTACGGCTTCGCGTTATTCGTCGCTGGTCGTGGGTTCCTCATGGTGGGAGCTTGCGCCGGGTGACAATACGGTTCGTCTTGCTGGTACTTCCGGTTCCGGTTCTGTTTCGTTTACCTTCCGCTCTGCGTGGGTTTAGAAAGGTTTAGTTATGACTGTTCGTAGTGTCCCTATCTTTTTGCAGGCGGGTTCGCATCCGGCCGAGGAAACCCGGTTAATGCTCGGCGGTATGTTGGGTACTGTTACCGGTTCGTTTGCGGGTGGTGTCGCGTCGAGTGACCCGGCGCATGGCGTAGTCCGTACCGGTGATTTTGCGGTTACGCAGAACGGTACGCCGAATATGTCGGTTAACGTTGCGGCGGGTGGCGCGTTTATTCGTGGAACGCAAAACGCTAATCAGGGCGCGTATCATGTATGGAACGACGGCACCGTTAACCTTTCGATCTCGGCGGCTGACGCTACGAACGGTCGTAGGGATTTAATTATTGCTCAGGTTCGCGACGCGTTTTATTCGGGTGCTACAAATGATGCGCGTA